ACGATCCTTATTCTTGACGACACTACAAGCGCTCCAAAAACAGGCGTGGCGTTCAATGCTTCGGGGCTGTCTATCAGCTATCGAATCGGCACCGGATCGGCTGTTGCGATCACCCTTACTTCTGGCAATTGGTTCGAAATTGGTGGCGGAAAGTATTACGTCGACGTTGCCGACAGCGTCTACGCGGCGGGCAATCTTGGATCGTTGGTGCAATTTTACGGGGCACTTACTGGTTCGAGTGTCTACGGGGAGCAGCATCGGGTCGTGGGGTATAACCCACTGGCAGTCGCACTAGGTGCGAACACGACGACGCCGCCAACGGCAGCGGCTAATGCAAGTGCGGTGCGAACTGAGCTAACAACAGAGCTTGGACGAATTGATCAAACAATATCAAGCCGATCGACGTTTGCAGGCGGTGCGGTGGCGAGCGTGACGGCACCGGTGACGGTTGGGACAAATAACGACAAATTAGGCTATTCGCTGACATCGGCCGAGCGAACAGCAATCGCCGATCGAGACTTTTCGGCGTTGACGGCTGGACCATCGACCGGCGGAGCTTGGCCGAACGGATCTTTTGGTGAGAGGCTTCTGGTAGGCGATACGACAACCAGAGCGGTCAAGGTTACTGGAGCCGGACACGCAGCAGCCGACGTCCATGAGTTTCAACCGGACACAATCAACTCGGACGCGATTGCAACGTCGGCAATAACGGAGATCGCGGCAGGCGTTTGGTCCGCAGCGTCGAGTGCTTACTCGGCCGCTACCGGCACGATGGGGCTGATTATGTACGCATTCAGCCAGATGCTTGAGAACGTCAGCGGGTGGCGGTGGAAAGCGACGTCGTTGAGCCAGGCACCAAGCGGAACGAGCACAGTAACCGTTCTTCCCGCTCTTGGCGTGGCCGCTGGCCGTGGTGATCGTACTACACTGGTGGCTTACGTGGCGGAAACGATAACGACATCGATTACCGTTTATCAAGCAGACGGCACAACTGCCTACAATTTGAGCGGACAGACGCTCACCGTAATTTTCGAGAATCCAAAGACCGGCGACGACGTGGCAGTTGTGGCAAGCGGGTCGATCACGATCAGCGGAACGGACAGCAACGTTGTCACGTTTGCTTATCCAGCAGCAGCGACATCGGCACAAAGGGAGCTAACCTGGACGCTTAGAGATGCGTCGGCACCAAGAACGGTATACCTTCGCGGTGTGCTTGAGGTTAGGGCAGCGGCAACGGTGGATCCATGAGGCAAGCGTGTTACCAGTGCGGCGGCTATTATGAGGGCAAGTGGTGCCACTGCCGAGCAAAGAAAAAGAACAGGGTTGGGACTAACGATAGAGGCTATGGTGATGACTGGCGGAGATTGTCGGAGCGTTTCAGGAAAGTCAATCCGCTGTGCCAGCCATGCTATAACGCTGGGCGAATCACGGCGGCAAGGGAGTGCCATCACATTGAGGCTATTGCCGACAGGCCTGACTTGAGGCTCGATGAATCGAATCTTGTTGCGGTTTGTCGGCAATGCCATCAACTGATCGAAGCTCAAAAGTTATGCAAAAAAAACGGGCTATGGTTGCTAGAATCTTAGGCTGCTTAAAAACTAGGCAACTGAGGCTGCCAAAATGGCGGGGGCGCCTAAAAAATAGGCAACTTACCCCACGATTGCCGTGTGATCTTTCGCTTTTGCATCCGCAAAACGAGAGCCGCCCATTTTTGCCTGATTTTAGGCCATTGGGTGGCCCTAAAATGACCCCAAAAGCGTCCGCAGCAGAAGTTCGGCAGATTATCGAACGGGAAATGATTCGCTCTCGTTACCTATCACAGAGGGCTGCAAATGGCACGACCTAGAAAGCCACCCGAAGAGCTTGAACGGCTCGGATCATACGCGAAAGATCCGCAGCGACGCATCAGCGACGCGGCCAAACCGCTGGCCGGCTGCCCGGTCAAGCCGCACGAAGTCGCAGACGATCCGGCAGCCGATCGAGCCTGGGACGAGGTTGCCGGAATTTTGAGCGGCATGGGCACGCTTAGCCCGAGCTACCAAAAGCAAATGACCCAATACGCGAAAGCTTGTTCGCGGGCTGATCAGTGTTGGCAGATTGTCAACGAGGAGGGGCTAATCGTCACTAACGAAAAAGGAGTGCCGTCGGTTCACCCTGCGCAAAAAGAGTGGGACGCCCTAACCGATAAGATCCTTAAAATCTGTATCGAGTTTGGCTTGACACCGGCCGCACGATCGCGGGTTCGAACAGGAAAAACGGAAGAGGATGCGGACCCAGTTTTAGAAATGCTCAAAAGGATGCAAACGAAAAAGATTGACGCAGCAACCGGTTGACATTCGCGGCGACGTGATGGCTTATGCCCAAGGCGTCGTCAGTGGCAAAATAACCGCCGGCAAGTGGGTCCGCCTAGCTTGCGAGCGGTTTTTGCGCGACTTGGCGGAGCCCGGAGATTATTACTTTGATTGGGACCAAGCGGAAAATGCTTGCTTGATTTTTCCGCTTATCTTTCGGCACTACAAGGGCGAATGGGCAGGTCAGCCGATCGAGCTTTGCGACTTCCAAAAGTTTGTCACCGCTAACCTGATTGGATGGAAGCATAAGCAAACCAACTTCCGCAGATTCCGCCGTGCTTTTGTTTCGGTCGCACGTAAGAACGGGAAGACGACATGGGCCGCAGGGCTGGCGATTTTGTTCGCATTTTTTGATGGCGAAGCCGCTGCCGAAGTCTACATCGGTGCAACCAAGCGAGAGCAAGCGGCGATTTTGTTTACCGACGCCAAGCAAATGATTGCGGCTTCGCAGACGCTAAGCAAGCACGCTGATAGTCGGGTTAGTGTGATTCAATTCCCGGCTACCCATAGCCTCATTCGGCCGCTTGGAAGCGACAAGCCTTACGACGGATTGAACCCGCACGCAATCTTCCTTGACGAGCTTCATGCGTGGGTAGAACGTCACCGAAAATTCTATGACACGATGCGAACCGGATCGGGTGCAAGGCGACAACCGCTACTCTGCACGATCACGACCGCTGGAGACGACAAATCAGAGCTATGGAAAGACGAAGTCGGTTATTGCAAGTTGATCCTAGAGCAACAAGCGACCGACCCGCAGTTGTTCGCGTTTGTTGCTGAGCTTGACGACGACGATGACCCGTTTGACGAGTCGACATGGATTAAGGCTAATCCAGGACTGGGCCAGTCAGTGAAGCTTGATTACCTACGCGAACAAGCAGCAGAGGCGAAAGCCAAGCAAACGGCCAAGAATCGTTTCTTGCGGTATCACTGCAACCGCATGACATCATCAACAGAGCACGCGATTGACGTTCGCCGATGGGATGAGCTTGGCACCGGTCTATCGGACTGGGAAGACGCAGACGCAATCGCAGCGGGGTTTGACCTCGGAGGCCGCGACGACCTGGCATCCTGGGCGGTTGTCGCACGGTTTAGGGTCGGCGAAGACGAAGACGAGCGGCCGATATATCGTTATGAGTGCAAGCAGCGATCGTACATGTTCGCCGATACCCGCCGCGACTTGTCGCTACAGCCGTTCGCGTCGTTTATATCGCAGGGTCTGATCGACGTCGGCAAGTACGCCCTAGACTCTCTCCGCGATGACCTGATTAAAGAGTGCGACGACTGGAGCATATCCGAAATTGCATTCGACCCGTATCAAGCAAACGTGATTGCGGGACATCTTGAGCAGGAAGGTTTGAAGCCTATCCGAATGCCTCAAAATTACTTGCATTTCAACGAGCCAATCAGGGCATTTTTGCAGGCGATCACCGAAGGCCGATTCTCGCACAGCGGATCGGATTATCTGCTAAGATATTGCGTGCAAAATGCGGTCATTGTCAGAGACCGAGCCGATAGATGGATGTTTGATAAATCAAATAGCCGCGACAAGATTGACCCGGTTGTCGCGGTGGTGATGGCGTTTCGTGCTTGCATGAGCACACGGGCAAGGGCTCATGGTTCGATGTTTATCAGTTAAGGAATAAAACATGGCAGGACTGCTTAACATCGGCCGAATCTTCAACGGATGGTTCGATGCTTTAGTAAACGATGAGAATAAAAAGGTAGTGTCGCCAGTCAAGGCGATGAGCTACGCCCCGGTGTGGTACGCAGTAAACAAGATCAGCGGGCACATGGGACAGCTTCCGCTAGTTCTTCATCGAGGATTGGAACGCGGGGCGGAACGGGCAACCGACGACTACCGCTACATGCTTTGCAAAAAGCGACCGAATTACTATCAGACGCCTATGCAGTTCAAGCAATCGCTACAAGCGAACTGCCTTATGTACGGCAACGGCTTTGCGTGGATCCGCAGGGCTGGCACTACGGCCAATTCCCGCATCCTAGACTTGCTACCGCTCGATTCTGCCAAGATGGCTATCGTCATGTGGAAGGGTGAAAAGTGGTATTTGTATGACTCTCACAAAGACGAGCCAATTCGCAAATATCGAGACGTCGATATGCCAAGCGACCCGGATATTCCGGGCAGCGGCGGGATGATGGTAATCGCAGACAGCGAGATGTGCCATTTTCCTGGGCTTGGGTTCGACGGGTTTGCCGGGTTCAGTTTGTGGAAGATCGCAAACGATAATTGGGCGATCGGTATAGCAGCCGATAAGCTAATGAAAAGCGGATTCGACAAAGGTTTTCGATCGTCGATGCTGCTTGAGGCACCAGCCAATATGTTCCGCGACGAAAAGCAAGCCCGCGAATTTCTCGAAGGATTTCGCAAGCAACACGGCGGACCAGATCAGAACGGCAATATCGGCTTGCTCCGCGAAGGCATCAAAGCAAATGTCGTCTCGATGAACAGTCGAGACGCCGAGATAAACGACAGCCGCCAGTTCAGCCGCGAAGACGTCGCGTTGTGGTTTTCGATCGAAACGATTCTTGGCGACGATTCGACATCGTACAACGGCATCGAGCAACGAACGCTTGCCTATCTTTCAAACTGCTTGGCCAAGTGGCTCAAGACCTGGGAGGAAGAGCTAGACCGCAAACTGCTAACCGAACGCGAACAAGCGGCCGATGTGCTCTATTTCAAATTTCATGATCGGGCTTTATTGCGTACCGACTACTCGACAACGATCAATAGCCTTTCGACAGGGATTAACGCCCGGATCTACTCGCCAAACGAGGCCCGCGAACTGCTTGATTTAAACCCATACGAAGGCGGCGACGTCTACGCGAATCCGGCTATCACTCCTGGCACTGGCGATCAGATTGACGAAGACGACGACCCGGAAGACGACATGGACGAAAGCGACACCGGCGCGCGAGCGATGCGGGTGGTCGTTTCGCGGGTTCAGTCGGTCGAAAAAAATCGAGTCATTAAAGGCTGCAAGTCGAAAAACTTTGTCGATTGGGTCGATGGGTTTTATGCCCGGTTCACCTCGACAATTTCGGAAGCGATTCGACCACTGCTAGACGACAGAAGCGAGATTGCAGCGGAGGCAATCGCAACCGAGTACACTGAGGCCAGCAAGGCGGCACTGCTTGACGCGGCAGGAAATGCAAAAGACGAAACCGAACTCGTCGCCATCGTTGGCGAAACGGTCGCGGGTTGGGATTCCCGCGTTGACCAAATCCTGAACGCTATTTCGGAGCAGAATAGCAAATGAAAGACGGAAAAACAAAAAAAGCGATATTCCAAAGGGGCGAATTTGACGATTGGGAATACGCCATAACCGTGTTTGATGATGACGATTTACACAGGAAATTCATTACACTTCCAGCCATCTACGTTACAAGCACTGTTGCGGTTTATTGGGCCGTAACATATCGCTGGACTGGATTACAAGACGAAAAGGGGCGTTTTGTTTTTACTCACTTTGCTTCTAGGTATTTGAAAACACAAAAAAGAGAAAATCTTCCAAAGCGATACGAAAATGCGGAACTAGAGGAGGTGGCCAAGTGGGCGACGCAAACAAGCCAATGACGGCAACAGATGAACGGTTAACGTGGCTAAATGATTACGCGGACGGCTGGCAATTCGGCGAAACAGGTATGCTTAAGGCACTTTCGGAGCGACTAAGCCCCGATCTAGCCGTTGAAATCGGAGCCGGAGACGGCCAAAGCCTGCCGCTGACGCTTGGCTTTTTGCTCGAAAAAGGCACTAAAACAGTGCTTTTTGAGGCTGACGAATTGCGTCAAAACGCCCTCAAAATGACCAAAAAAGCAGCGGTTATACATGGTTTTTTCGATGCAAGGTTGCTAGATGGTTTGGAACTGTCGCAAAGCTTCGTTGTAGTCGATGTCGATGGCCAAGACTGGCCGATCGCAGAGGAAGTGCTTAGGTGCGGACGTCCGAAGGTAATGATGATTGAGCACTACGACGAATTTGGTCCGCGGTACGGTCGATGCGAGCCCGAAGGGCTACCGCCGCGGTGGTGTCTCGGGCTGCTTGTCGACGGATTCTCCATCCAAGCACCCGCAAAGGAAATTGAAAAACGGATTCGATACTACGGCTACGCGCTAGTTGCAAAAAGCCGCGTAAACTCTTTGTTTGTTCGGAATGATTTACTGCCAACGCTGGAGGGCTGCTGATGTTTAGCTACAACACCTCAACAAAAGAAATTTTCCTTTACGATTACATCGGCCCGGAATGGTTTGGCATGATTGACGCGGGTGCGGTTCAGGAAGCTTTAAACGCGATTCAGGGCCGTGCTACCGTTAGGCTCAACAGCGGCGGCGGTGGAGTCGATGAGGGCATTGCAATTTACGAAATGCTTCGACGACATCCCGGCGGCGTTGACGTAATTGTCGACTCTTCGGCTTACTCGATTGCGTCTGTGATCATGCTTGCTGGCGAATCATTAACAATGGCCAGAGGTGCGGCGGCGATGCTGCATTCGCCTTGGATGATGTTTGCTTCCGGCAACGCGAAAGAGCTTCGCAAGATCGCAGAACAGTTGGAGACAAGCGAAGAGCGACTAGTCTCGATTTACGAGGACGCATTCGCCAAGCGAGGCAAGCCAAAAGAACGCGACGAAATCAAGGCAATCCTAGACGCTCAAACGTGGTACACCGCACAGCAGGCACTCGATGCGGGGCTGATCGACGCAATTGACGGTCAAGCGGTCGAGCCCGTTGCGGCCAAGTACCGCAACATCCCGGCGGCAATCGCACGAGCACAAAAAGCGGGCGACCGGACGCCATACCCGTTCGCGCGAGAATCGGCAAAGTTAAGGCTTAGAAAAAACAGTTGACAACCGGTAGCAATTTGCTACCGTATGAGAACACGACGACTCTATCGCATTTCGGCAACTCGTTAGCGGCCGGATTCGATTGGCGGCGATTTGGACAAACACCAAACCGCGGCCGATTAAATCCAGGCCGCTTGGCTTTTTGGAATGATCGGCCGCCAATCAAAAGGCTGATCATGGAATTAAGAGCACGAATCGAAGGGCTACAGGCCAAGCGGAATGAACTCTACGCAGAGGCCGAAGCGATCTTGGCGGTGGCAAAAGAGGCTGACCGCGACTTGACCGCCGACGAAACTGCGCGGCTGGTTGCCATCCAAGGCAAGGGCGAAAACGACCTTGGGGAGCTCGGAGCGGTCGATTCGCAGCTTAAGCAGTGGCAGCACGTCGCCACCCGCATGGAAATCACCAGAGCCCAAGCTTCCGCACCGGCTCCGCGGCTTGGTGATCCTCCGGCAGCGGTTGTCAACGTCAAGAAGTACCGCGGCAAGGCGAAGAACTTTGAAAGCCATCAAGACGCCGTCGATGCTGGCCTGTTCTGTGCCGCGGCGATCTACGGCCACGCCCCATCTATGGACTACTGCCGCGACAAGGGGCTGATCGTCAACGCTCATAGCGTGGGCGACAATACGAAGGGCGGTTACGTTGTGCCTGAGCCGCTCGAAGCGTCAATCATCAGGCTAGTTGAAGAGCGTGGCGTTTTTCGCCAGTATGCCAGGGTTTACCCGATGGGATCCTCTAGCGTGCTGATTCCGCGTCGTGCCGGCGGTTTCACCTCGTACTTCGTTGGCGAAAACGACGAGATCACCGCTTCGGACATGAAGTTTGACCAGATCAAGCTTGAGGCCAAAAAGCTTGGCGTTCTGACGCAAGTTTCAAGCGAGCTTGACGAAGACGCCATTGTCGCTTTGGCCGATTTGGTGTCTACCGAGTTCGCCCTGAGCTTTGCAGAAAAAGAAGACCAGTGCGGATTCAACGGCGACGGCACATCGACTTACGGCGGAATGGTCGGGCTAAAGTCTGCTTTGGCGGCCGGTTCGATTTCCAAGACCGCAAGCTCTACCACGTTTGCGGCTATGGTCATTGCCGACTTTGAAGCTGCGGTTGCTAAGCTTCCGCAGTTTCCCGGCATCCAGCCAGCGTGGTACGTGTCGAGTGCGGCCTATCATCTTTCGATGGCCCGATTGCAATTCGCCGCCGGTGGCAACATGGTCGACAACATCGCGGGATCTCCGCAGTTGTCTTTCTTGGGCTACCCGGTTCGGTTTGCTCAAGTGCTTCCGAACTCTTCGGGGTCGCTTGCCGACACCATCGTAGCTTACTTCGGCGATCTTTCGATGGCGGCCACCTTTGGCAATCGCCGCGGCGTGACGATTTCGGCCGATAGCTCAGTGTACTGGAAGCAAGACGCCATCGGGCTCAAGGGAACCGAACGTTTCGACATCAATGTCCACGAGCGCGGCGACGCAACGAACGCCGGGCCGATCGTCGCCATCGAATTGCAATAGTCCTTCCCTTGCTCCGGGTAGGGTTGGGGCCGGTTGGCTTATGCTGGCCGGCCCCTTTGAAACAAACAGAACACCGTTAGGAAGAAAAACATGAAAAGCTTGCAACCGATTTATCAGGAACTCATTTTCGCACCAGCTACGGCGGCGACCACCACGGCGGCCAAGTCGATCGACACGCTAGGGGCGAAAAATCTTTGCGTCTCGCTGAACTTTTCCGCGAACCTCAACACGAACGCGACCGGCCCGACGTTGGAGTTTTCACACAGCGACACAGACGCGGCAACGGCGTTTGCGACATTCGACGCGGCGCTAAATCGCAGCGTCAGCCGAGGCACTGCGGGCGTGATCAGCGTTTCGCACGTTAACCTTGATGGCAGCGTCAAGCGTTACGTTCGCGTCAAGGTAACGCCGGGAACGACCACGAACGACACGGTCATTTATGGCGGCGTCGCACTGGAAGACAAGGAAATCAGGCCGAGTGCCGTTGCCGATGTTGGCGGCAGCGCCGTCTTGAGCTAACCCAAGCCAATACCCGGAGCAAATGGGAATGGAAACAAAAGTAAAAGTCCATGCGTTTATGACGGCTGCTCGTTATGAAAACAGCATGACACGAAACCATATTGAGATCGCACTGCGAACGCTTGGGATCCCGATGCAGGTTAGCGGCGGCGTGTTTTACGGCCAGTGTATGCAAAATATGCTGCACGACGCTTTGAAGTACGGCATTGATTACGCGATCACGATCGATGGAGATAGCATGTTCACTCACAAGCATATCGAAAGACTGCTTGGCGTGATCGTGCGGCCAGACTGCGGCGTTGATGCGCTTGCGGCGTTGCAGTGCAAGCGAGGTTGTCACTATCCGTTGGCAAGTTGCGGAGAGTCGACACTAAAGATTACAGGGGAGCCGTTTAAAGTTTCAACGGCCCATTTCGGGCTAACCGTATTGAACATGCGGAAGCTTGCAATGGTTCCGCTTCCGTGGTTTGCGGATCGACCTGGACCGGATGGAACATGGACGCATAACGACAAGATTGACGCAGACATTTCGTTTTGGAAAGCATGGGGCGAAGCCGGAAATTCGCTCTACATGGATCCAGGATGCAGCATCGGCCACATGGAAGAAATGATCACGGTTTTTGACGAACAGATGCAGGTTAAACACCTCTACCCGAAGGAATGGCGGGCAATGAATGGTTACAGCGCCTCCTAGTTACGTTACGGTTGTTTTTCTTCGGGACTGGTTTTTGATTCGAAAAGATCAACGCCATTTGATGACCTGGGGACAAGCAGACCTTTTGACCCGTCGCGGTTTTTGCGAGATTGTAAACGATGGAACTAACAGTGCCGAAATGGAAGCGACTAACGCAACCGACCAGCGAGCCGGTGAGCCTGTTGCAAGCCAAGCAGGCACTGAACATCGGCACCGGCGACGGCACACACGATGAGAGGTTGACGCTGTTAATCCAAGCGGCACGCGAAAAGTGGGAGCGTGATACTCAGCGAGCAACCACGGCCGGAACGTTTCGGCAAGTGTTTGATGCGTTTGCTGATCCGCTGGAGTTGCTGCCGCTTGGCGTTACTTCCGTTTCATCGATCACCTATTTTGACGCCAATAACGCGACGCAAACAGCATCGGCATCGCTTTATGTTTTCGACGATTATGACAACGTCGTGCGGCTTGCTTACGAGCAAGAATGGCCCGACACCTCCGCAAGATACGACGCGGTGACGGTCAATTTTACGGCAGGCAATAGCGATCCGCTCGAAGTGCCAGCGATGGCCAAGGCGGCAATGCTTTCGCTTGTGGTTTATTACTTCGACAAAAATCCAGGCGACAACGACGGCCTCTATGATTTGCGGCATTATGATGATTTGGCTCGCCAGTACATGCGGAGTAGTTACCCATGAGCGGAAGGCCACGCCGTTTCAGTGTCGCGAACATGCGATACCGCGTAGTGATGCAAAAGCACGTTGACGCTGTTGACGCGGCCGGGCAACCGATCGCGACTTGGACGACGGTTTACCAAAGCGAGCCGGCAGATTATGCCGCGGTAAGTGGCGGTCAAGTTTTCCGCGGGTCACAAGTCAACGAAGGAATCAACGCGATATTTACGGTTCGGTATCGCGACGAATACGCACCGCAACATCGGATCTTGTACGACGGCAAAGCGTACGGGATTGTTTTTGTTCAACCGATTGAAGGCCGCGATCGTTATTTAGACTGTCATTGCAAGGTGGTCGAATAATGGCACCAAGAAAAACAAAGGCACGATTTGGCGTGATTGTCGGGTTTGATCGAAAGATCATCGACAACTTAACTAGAGGGCTTCCAGACGAGGTTAGGAAAGCCGCTGTTAACGCTGGATTGCCAGCAGCCTCAAAGGTTGTCGAAGACAAGGCGAAGCAACTCGCACCCGATGGACGGAAAAACGGCACAAGCACACGACAGACAGGATCATCGCGAACGAAGTGGTATCCGTACCAGCTAAAAGATTCAATCGTTTCCAAGGTGCTCGATGACATGATGGGCACTGTTGTCTCTGTCATGGTTGGACCTCAAAGGCCGTGGGGCAATAAAGCAAACTTCATATCACCGGTTCCGCGATCAAAGACAGGCAATACAAAGGAACAAGTTTACTGGGGCAAAAGAACCGTAGGTCCAGGCAATCGGAGCCGCAAAGAAAACCGCTTTCTTGAAGACGCTTCGCACCAGACGCGACCGCAACAGATCCGGGCACTAGTAACGGCGATGCGTCGAGCGATCAAAAGGAATATGGCTCGGAGGTTTACCATTGGCTGACGCAGGGACAGCGTTTCGGGCTTTCGTAGTCGCTCAAGCGGGAGTCTCCGCATTGATCGGCGACCGAATGATTCCCGACGAACTATTACAAAAGACGACGATGCCAGCGGTGACCTATCACCGCATTAGTACGTTACACCATGAAAACATAAACGGCAGCAAGGCCGGGATGGCAGAGGCGATCATCGAGGTAAGAGCATACGCAACAAGCCGCACGGCATGTACGGCGATTTGCGAAGCTATCCGCACATGCGGAGTACTCGACATGCTTGGCGTCTATTCGGGAGTTAACTTCCGGTGCGTGATGCTTGCAAGCGGCCGAAATGATTTCACCGAATCGCCAATAGATGGCACACACGAACTTCGTTACGTCTCGTCACAGGATTATTCCTTAACTTACTTGGAGGCTGTTTAACATGCCAATCGCAGGACGTGGGGCAACCCTTTCGGGCACGACTTATACCGCAGCACTTGACATCGTTGAAATCAGCGGCGGTAGCGAGTCAATCGAAGCTCTCGACATTTCGACGCTTGGTCAGACGACTACTTTCATGCGTTATCAGGTCGGCGACTTGGCCGATACGCCGGAAATCAGCGTCACAATCAATTGGACAAACACGAACCCGCCGGCGATCGGGGCGAAGGACACGTGGACGCTTACCTTTCCAAAGGAAGGCACGGCGACCACGGCACGAAGCCTAAGCGGAACCGGATTTGTCACCGAAAAGGGCTACCCGACTTTTGTAAACAACCAGATCAGTCAGGGCACACTGACGATCAAGCTTGATGGAGCGACAGGGCCTACCTACACATGAGCAAGCTAACAGTTGAACTGCTTCCGCACGTGGCGAGTTATTCGCTTACCGGTGAAGCAATTGAATTTCCGCAGTGGGCGTTAGTTGTTAACGGTTCACACTGCGGATGGGTGCCGAAGGAGGGCAAGCACGTGTCTTTTTTTGAGCACTTCCATGAGATCGACCGAGCCGCTATTTGTGCGGAAGTGGCACGGATCCGCGGCGAACGAGAAAGCCGCATCGAGTCAGTACCGCCGAGCATTTTGTACCCGGAGCAAGAAAAGGAAGAGAACGATGAGCCTGACGAAGAATGAACTTTTGGGATTTTGCAACCGACGCTTTGACGTTGTCGACTTGGGCGACGGCGCAAAGGTGCGGATCCAAAGTCTGACGCAGGAAGAAATCGCCCGTCACAACTTGATGATGCTTGACAAAAAAGGCCAAGTGTCACAGGCCGGGCTAATGGCGGCCGAGCGTCTTTACGTCGCAATGGCACTTGTCGACGACCAAGGCAATCGGCTGCTGACGGATGACGAGGCCGGAGAGCTTGCGAAGCTTGATGGCGGCGTCTTTCAGAAGATCGCACAGGCGGCAAGGCGGCTAACCGACAGGGACGCCGTGACCGTACAAGAAATGCTGGGAAACTAACGATGAGCGCTACGCTAAGGCTCGCCGGTCGAGTCTGCTTAGCGCTCGGAATCGACGACCCAGAGGCGTGGTTGGCGAACGTGTCACAGCGAACGCTAGCGTTTTGGGAGGCTTTTTACATGCTGGAACCGTGGGGCAGGGAGTGCGAACGCGACGCGGTCCAGTCTGCACAGCTGTCTGCACTTGGGGCAACGATCGCGGCCAGCAATGGCATTAAGCCTAAGCCGCCGCTACGGGTCGCGGATTTCATGCCGGCCAATTGGCATCAACCACCGGCACCGACAAACACGAACAGCATTAAAGCCGCCGAGCAAGCCTTCGCGGCTAAGTGGGGCATGAAATGACAACTAGCATAACAGCCCTAAATATCCGCATCGCAACCGACGCTTCGGAGGTCTACGAAGCCGGCAAGCGAATGTCTTCAACGATGCGAACCGTGAACCAAGTCATGGAGGCATCGAAAACGCCGATCGAGCGATATCAGCAATCGTTGACGCGACTTGACGCAGCGTATTCTCACAACAAAATCACCACAGAGCAATACATTCGCGGCGTCCAACAGATCGGAAAAGCCTATGACGATTTAATCCGCAAGCAAGACGAGGCTGGGAAAAAAGACCAGGCCACAACGGGCGGGATGCTTGCCAATATCAAGCGACTAGCCGCTGCTTATATCGGTCTACAGACTGGCCGTTCGATCGTCAAGATTGCGGCCGATGCCGAGGCGGCGGCAATACAGTTTGAGGTGCTAACAGGATCCGCAGGTGAGGCGGCAAGGATTATTGCCGACATGAAAAAGCTCGCGGCGGCGTCTCCGTTATCGCTAACCGGCGTACAGGCCGGCGTTAAGACTCTTTTAATGTTCAACGTCTCAAGCAAGCAAGCTGTGGACATGGCGAAGCGACTTGCTGACGTTACAGGTGGGAACGAAGAGGCGTTCAAGCGGCTAGCGCTTGCATTTGGTCAAGCTAATGCCGCTGGCCGTTTGATGGCTACCGAAGCGAACCAAATGAAAGAGGCAGGATTTGGAGCATTGCAGGCGATTAGTGATTTAACTGGAGAAAGCATCACTGATTTATTCAAAAAGATGGAGCAAGGGCAAATTCCGTTTAGCTTGCTTCAGGAGGCACTTGTTAACGCAACGTCTGGAACTGGAAAGTTTGCCGGAATGACCGACAAGCTGTCCAAGACGTTCACCGGATCCTATCAGCAAATGTCCGGTGCGGCTCAGGACCTGGCAATCGCGATCGGCGAAAACATCCTGCCAACGTTCACGGCGTTTTTGAATGAAGTCACTAAAGGCATTCGATACGTCACCGATACCGTCAACAGTTTTACCGCCTTAGACCGTGCAGTGATCGCAGGTGGCTTAGCTTTTGTTGCGGCGTATTCTGGCGTAATCCTGATCACCAAAGGGCTTGTTGCTTTAAAGGCCGCGATTATTGCAGCAGCAGCGGCTCAAACGTTTTTGGTGGCACTTACAGGTCCGGCGGGCTGGGCGATTATCGCCGGTGCGGTAGCGGCAACCGCGGCCGCATACGTCACGCTCAAGAATGCCACCGAAGAAGCCGTGCCGGTTCAAGAAGCAAGCAAGGCGGCAGTGGTCGCACAGACCGGGGCATTTAATGGACTCGCCGATAGCGTCAACGCAGCTATCGCAGCGGCCAAGGAACGCGACGCGGCGGCACTGGTATCTGCCAAGATGGAAGATGCGGCGATCAAGCGAAATGCAACGCTAAATGCATCGTACATGGACGAGGTTCACGCACTGATGATGCAGCGGGCTCAGATGACCATGAGCGCGGAAGCTTATGCAAGGCTCCAGGATGCTGCCAAGGGCTACAACAAAGAACAGCAAGACCACTTAGCCAAGTTGCGGGCGGAGATCGCGGCACTAGAAGAAAAAAAGAAAAAAGAAGAGGAAGCAAAAAAGCGACAGGAAGAGCTTGCCAAGACAATGGCTGACGCGGCGAAAAAGGCCGTCGAGTTTGCACGAGAGCAGATCAATCAGGCAAGAGAGCGAGCCAAGCAGCAAGAGGAAGAAATAACGCGGACGCAGCAGCAAGCACTAGAGGCGGCCAAGCGTCATTTCGAAGAACAGCGGCGAAAACAAATGGAGATGCGATCCGCCGTCGCTAAGGGCCCCAGCGGTTTCGAGGTTGGCAGTAGCGAGGCGATGCGGTTTCTTGCCGAGCAATCGAACGCACTTATCGCAGGCATCGCGGCACCTGTTGACATTCCTCCGGGAGATAAAGAAATCATCGCAGAGGCACAAAAGCAAATTGAGATCATGCGAGTGCAGGCGGAGACACAAGCCAAACTGCTTGCCGAAATGAAGGCCAACACAAAAGCCATCGAAGAAAACAAAGTCCAGAAGCTTCCGGGTAGAGGATAATGGCACACACGCTACAAGGAAAAACGATCAGCGGCAGCGTCGAGCTGGCCATTAAAAACGGCGGGCCGGTTTGGCGTCAATCGCAGAGCTACCGAGTCGAGGCCGATAGCGACGATCCGCCATATAGCGGGATCTTGTTAACGTCGGGGCTACCGATCCCGATGACGACGTTCACCGATGACGGACTTATGATTTGCCAATCGTTGGGGGCAGATCGCATACCGAAGCACAGGCGATTGTGGGATGTGACAGCGGAGTTTAGCAGCGAGGTCGAGCAGTCACAGAACACGCAGTTTCCGGAAGAGTGGGTGCCGGTCTACGAGCTAAAAAAAGAACGTGTTCAGGAACCGAGCTTCACAGATGCGTCTGGAGTTGCGATCGTCAATTCTGCGGGGCAGACGTTTCCGCAAGGCATCATTCTGACGCGATACCTTCCGGTGTGGGAGTTTTTTCAATTTGAACCGGCATCGCTATCAGACGAGCAGATGCTAACGCGGGACGAAGTTACTAACTCAACAGTATTTAAGGGGCGAGCAGCAAAGACGCTTCTCTGCACGATCACCTCGTCCGTTATCGGATTCTATTACGGCAGGTTGAGGCGATTGACGCAGTATCGGATCATCTACAACGTTCGCAACTGGACAGACAAGCGACTCGATACAGGGACCGTTTACTTAGACGCTGGAGCCCTAAAGGCTTACACGGACGCAGATGGCAACGTTATCGAAGGAGCACTAAACGGCAGTGGTGCAAAGCAAACAGCCGGAACCGCCCCAGCAATTCGAACATTCGACAAGTTCGCGACGATCGACTTCAACACGTTTTTAAGGTAATCATGGCCGATCTATCTAGGACAGCGGCGAACGTAAAGCCGATGAGTGCCGGCCCGGTTTCGATGGGCAAAAGCGGCGAGGCGTTGACGCAGGCCGATCCGGCATATTTCGACACGTCGGGCAAGCTCAAGAAATGCCAATCCGACGGCACGGCAGCCGAAGCCAATTGCCGAGCGATGATCCTTACACCCACGACAGCGGCCGATCAGGACGTGGTTTATTTGCTTGCAGGCGGTGACATCGACGTCGGGGCTACACTGACAGTCGGCGAAACATACATCGTTTCGCGCACCGCTGGAGCAATCGCACCGATCAGCGATCTTCTATCGAGCGATTATTCGACGATCCTGGGCACAGCAACGGCGGCAAACAAGCTTGCGTTTCGTCCGATTGTCAGCGGAGTTGAGAAGCCATAATGGCAAAGGACAATCGAACTTACGGATTCAGCCTGACCGACGCCGAGAGCTTGGCGGAGCTAATCGGCGGCCGAGCTATGATCATCGAAGGGCGGAGACCGGGTGTAGGTGGCGGTAGCGGCGGTGGCGGTGGTGAACACGGAGTCATAATCAAGACACCTGCCGGGGGCATCGCGGCACGATCAGGCACGACCGTATCATCGGGATCGTGTGACGTGTTTTCAATTGTCGGCACGACGCTAACCGACACTGGCAACAACATCGACGTTTTTAACATCTCGATTAGTTCGGTTGGCGGAAGCAAGTACGGCCTAGCCAAAAAAGAATACGCTACTGGCAAATGGGTCATAGACTTTGAGGATTGCTCTTAATGCCGATCAACGCGAAAAACAAGCCCGGTTGCCCGTGTTGTCAATGCGAATGCGACGACGGCACGCTCTATCCGAAATTTACGCGGATTAAGGTTGTGATAAGCGGGCTCCAGGCTGCTTACGATTGGCTAATTGAAACTGATATTGGAATACCTGGAGTCATCGGCAGAGTTAGGGGGTCCGTAACCGGTGCGGACGATCTAAACGGAAGCTATTTTTTCGA